TTCATGACGTTCTACTAGTGCATCTAACGCCCATTCATTCTCCAGTATCTGCATAGCTTCCGCACAGGTAACTCCATCACGCTCCATTACATCTACAACCTCATCTTTAACTCTAGCCATTACACACCTCCTTTTATTAAGTCATAAATGTCAAAGCTATATTGTCCTTCGCTTGTGCAGAATGTAACAATTTCTTGTTCTAAGACAGTGTTAATAATCCATTCTTTACTCTCATCAATAACTCCTTCATGTACTCCTTTGTTATACGCCTTAGTCGCCTCGTCATTTAATATAGGTTTCATTACACGCCCTCCTTTATAAGTGAACTAAAAATAACAACTCTACTTGGGTATGTTTTACCCTTTGCTGATACAAACTCTTGCAACTCAGGTACACCTGCAACCTCACCCATGTCCTTATCGTGCGGATGTAATTGGGTGTAGTGTTTAGACGTAGTTACCGATGATGTACCGTTAGGTAATTTATATTTAGAAATCTGAGTACACCACCCGAAATTCTTTTTATAGGCAAACATTGGAAAGTGTTCGCCATAACTAAAGACTACATAATTATCATCATCTACCCATCTACCAAAAGTGTTATTACCTATAAACTCTTTTTTATCCTTTACATATTGCCTTGCGTCTTTGTTAGATGTCTTTGCCATTTCGTTTCTCCTTGCTGTTTATAAATATCTTGGGGTAATACCCCAAACGCCTGTTGATACATTTATATCTCGACCTTCATGTACCATTATACAGGAACCCCAAACAATGTCAAACGCCTATTATGAATATCAATAAAGGTAAACATACAATAAATTAAATAATGTTAGGTTGTAACATTATTAGTATAAAAGCCTACCTATGCGGATCTTGGGGGAGTGATGATAAGTAAAAAGCGTAATAATGTTAGGATTTCGGTATGGGGATATACTTGAGCATGAAAGGACAAACGAACGTGCAAGAAAAAACAAAACATAAAAGAATATGAAACATTAAAAAAATTATTACATACATACTATTACTATTATTAACATTATTATATTATATATATATATATAAACCTTGCAAAACCGCATGAATAGGCAATCTTGCAATAATGTTACAACCTAACATTGTCATAAGTTTATGCAAGTTTATGGTAGTTTATGCTCTTTGGGGGATTCTTTCCCCTCCACAGAACTGGTTTTGCTATGTAGTCCTGAAAATTGTTATATTTGGGGTAATACCCCAGAACCTCTCCCCTCCACAGAACTGGTCTCTCATCGTAACAATATGTTCTTTCCCCTCCACAGAACTGGTTTCGCCTGAGATAGGCGAAAAAAAACCCTAGCCGGAAATGGCTAGGGCATTTGAGTAATTGTATTAGGTTAATTTTCTATTTCTTTTAGTGCCTCCAATACTTTCTCCACTAGTTTCCAGTCCTTATTTTTCTTAGCTTTTCCTAAGTCTAGAATAGCATCAACTATTTGAGTGTTCTCCTCTTCTTGATCTTCTTCAAATTGATCCTCTTTTATTTCATCACGTTTTCTATATGCGGTTACTGCTTTCTCTATACCTTGCATAGTAACAGTAAGCGGTAGCAGATTCTTTCTAATACCTGCAGAGTAATCGGCTAACTGTTCTTCTCTCATCAACTCGTATCCTGCTCGCACGTTTTCCCAACAATATTCCTCAGCTATTAAAATCTTGCATAGAGTCGCAATGTCTTTTCTGAAATTACCTAGCCCTTTCTGTCTTATAGTTGTAGTAGTAAATCCGAACAATGGAAAAATATCTTTAAGCTGTAATTTCGCTTTGCTGTTCTTCTGTAATGCTTTCTCATGTTTCTTCTGCATTTTATCAACCGCATGCAGAATCTTTTCGCTGTTTATAACTTCATCTATATTTTTTGTATTGGTTACATACATGTTGGCTATATTGTTCATGACCGATGTGTATCTACTTGTAGATGTTACCCCGCTTTTTATTTTCTTTAGAATCTCGTCAGGTTTATATTGCACATCTACCATTCCGTCAAATAATGGAACGGATTGTTTACCGCCTTTTTGAGTGATAATTTCGGTGCTTGGATTAAATGTATCCGGATGATTTGTTGTCATTTCGTATTCCTTTTTAAAAGTTAGTTGGGGGGAAACCGTCCCCCCAATCGGTGTTAAATCTTTAGTTATATTTACCCCAGTTTGATCCTTCCATCCTGTTTCGGATCATTTCGTTTATTGTTCGGATGTCATCCGTTATTTCGGTTAGTTGTGCAATAGTCTTATCTCTTGTCAGTTTTTGGATTATGTTGGTCTGTTGGGTAGTCAATTCGTTTATCTCTCTCAAAGCACTTTCGATATATTGCCTCTTTTGTCTTGGTGTCTTTTGATATATTTTGTCTTTCATATTTACTCCTTAAAAGTTAGTTACGGTGCGATGCCTTGCTTCTCGTATTGGTCGATCAAAATCATCGCTTCCCATTTGGTTTGCGTTGCATCATGGCATTCTATGCTGTCTGCTCCTCCGACAAGCCAATGCCCTCGACCATAATTGGTCTCCTCTTTTGGAATGTACATCATGCGATAGCCCTTGTACTCATACCATCCTGTCCCGATTTTTTTAGCCCTCATATTTATTCCTTTCTGAAATTGTTTATGCTACATACGTAGTATAACATCAATGAACACCAAAAAGCAACAATTAATTTTAACTAATTACAATTAATTATTCTGGGGTAATACCCCAAAACTAATAAGCTACGCAACTATAAGCTAGCTTACTATTTCCCCCCCACCCACCCCCAACCCCCCTTTTTGCCTCTGCGAGGCGACTACTTATATACACATTAATTTACTCGAATAATTTATAATTTTTTCAAGTTAGGTCAAAACACGGTAATTCGGTACAAAACCCCGAAGATGCCTTTGTACAGAGGCTTTCCGTTGTACCGATTTGTATCAACATTCGGTACACTCATGTTTATTTCATATTGTGGTGTACGTATATTACAAGAATATTCCTCAAGTAAGTTGCCTAACCGGATAGACAACTTGGAACAAAACCTTGAAGATGCCTTTGTACAGGGGCTTTCCGTTGTTCCAACTTGTATATAAACTTGGAACACTCATGTTTATCTCATATTGTGGTGTACGTATATTACAAAGGTACTTCTACATATGTGGCATATGTGGCACGTAGATCGAGAAAAAAAATGAAACCTCTATAAGCTATTGAAATTAAATAAATTTAGAGCTTCCCAAAAAGAACATAAAAAAATGTTACCCAAATAGTTTTGTTCTCCGCTAATGTCGTTTCCCAGAAAACCCCCCCGTCACTTATTTTTTACCTCCCCTACCCCCACCCCCCATATATTTTACGTAATTGATTTTATTTGGTATTATTCTTACGATATGAATGATGCAGAGAAAACTGTACCCAATTGGCAACGTAGCTCAAAGCCCGGAGTGCAGAAAGATGTAGTGAACCGCCCCGACCACTACACGGATGGTGGCATAGAGACTATTGATTTTATACGTGCAAAATTATCTTCAAAGGCATTTGAAGGTTATTGTATTGGTAATATTTTTAAATATTTAAGTCGATATGGGAAGAAGAATACTAATGGGGTGGAGGACTTGCGAAAAGCTGAGGTTTATCTTAAGTGGGCAATCAAAGAAGCAGAGGATAAATAGTGAGTATTAATTACGAAGAAGGTATACCTTTTCCTGAAGATTTAAGACCCGATGCCGATTTTGTCGGGGCGAAACTAGAAGCGTTAGATAGAGCAAAAATTGCTTGTAACACAGCAGTAGCTCTAAAAAATATGGGTGTAGATATACAACCTACCGAGGAAGATAAAGAAAATGCTAGGGAGACTTTCCAAGAGGTTGTGCAAGAAGAGAAGCCTTCTAAACGAAAAGTTACGCAAGATACAATAAAAACAAATGGGTCAGCCCTTCATTTAGCCGCACTGTTAGATGAGTACGATAAAGAAGTCGTTCAAGAAAAAGCACAGCTTCGGGTGTATGTAGTTAATAAACTTCTTGAGGAATCTGTATCACCAAAAGATAGTAATAGGATGAGAGCCCTAGAGTTATTAGGTAAAGCCGCTGAGTTATTTACTGATAAGTCAGAAGTTACGATCAAGCATGAGAGCACAGAAGAATTAGAGAAAAAAATACAGCAACGTCTGGACACCATACTAGAAGGAGAGTGGGTTAACGATGTTGAAGATGTAGAGGAAGTAAAAGTACCCGACTCAAAGGACAAAAAGTTAGAGTTAGACGAGGAAGTTAAAAACTGGAATGAGATGCAGAAAGGGTTGTTATTGTCTAAGGATATAGAGTAGTGGATAAGCAAGAGCACAGCATGGAGATGTATAAAGCCATGAAAGCAAACCTAACCTCTATTCTCCCTAATATGTCTCCGTACCAAAAAGCAGAAATGCTTGAGGAATTAGATAAAGTCCGTAACCGATATGAACTGACTACAGCGCAAAACAAATTCTTAAGGTTTGTAAAAACGATGTGGCCTGATTTTATAGAGGGCTATCACCATACAAAAATGGCAGAAGCCTTTGAGAAAGTTGCAGAAGGTAAGGCTAAAAGACTGATTATAAATATGCCTCCCCGTCATACTAAGTCAGAATTTGCGTCTTACCTTCTCCCCGCATGGTTTTTAGGGCGGTTTCCTAACAAAAAAATTATACAAACATCTCACACTGCAGAGTTAGCTGTGGGCTTTGGTCGTAAGGTTAGGAACTTAGTGGGTAGTGATGAGTACAAACGGGTTTTTCCCACGGTACATTTACAGTCTGACTCTAAAGCGGCTGGTCGATGGAACACAAATGTAGGTGGTGATTACTTCGCTATTGGTGTAGGCGGTGCTGTAACGGGTAAAGGTGCTGATTTGTTAATTATTGATGATCCTCACTCAGAGCAAGAAGCCGTTATTGCAGAAACAAGTCCTGAAGTCTACGATAAAGTCTACGATTGGTACACATCCGGGCCTAGACAGCGTCTACAACCGGGGGGTTCTATTATTGTTGTAATGACAAGGTGGTCAAAACGGGACTTAACAGGCCAAGTTATCAAAGCAAGTGCTCAATATGGGGGAGATGAGTGGGAAGTTATCGAGTTTCCTGCACTTTTACCCTCTGGCAATCCTATTTGGCCTCAATTTTGGGTAAAAGAGGAGTTAGAAAACCTAAAAACCCAATTACCTATCTCTAAATGGCAAGCTCAGTACCAACAAACCCCTACATCCGAGGAAGGAGCCCTATTAAAACGGGAATGGTGGCAGGTTTGGGAAGATGATACGCCTCCCCCTTGCGATTTTATTATACAATCATGGGATACTGCGTTTTTAAAAACAAACAGGTCGGATTATTCAGCTTGCACAACGTGGGGAGTGTTTAGTCATACAGATGAGGACACTGGAGCCGCAACTTCTAACATTATTTTGTTAGATGCGTATAAAAAACGTATGGAGTTTCCTGAACTGAAGGTAAAAGCACAGGAGCATTACGCAGATTGGGAGCCCGATGCTCTGATTGTTGAAGCAAAAGCTAGTGGCGCACCGTTAGTCTTTGAACTACGGGCTATGGGTATACCTGTATCAGAATTTACTCCTAGCAGAGGGAATGATAAGATAGCCAGAGTTAATGCAGTAACTGATCTTTTTGCTTCGGGGGCAGTTTGGGCTCCGGACACAAGATGGGCTCAAGAAGTTATAGAGGAAGCAGCGTCTTTCCCTGCAGGGGAACATGATGATTATGTAGATAGTATGACTCAGGCTTTATTACGATATAGACGGGGTGGGTTTATACGTCTAAAGAGTGATGAGCCCGATGAAGATACAAGTTGGATGCGGCACAAACGAGCAAGTTATTATTAAGAGAGGGTAGTGATGGCTATTGAAAAGGTAGTTGACGTTAGTAACCCAGAAGGGGATATACCTCCTGAAGCAGAGGATACCGCTATTGAAATAGAGATGCAGGACGATGGCAGTGTGGAAGTCACTCTAGGGGAAGATGAAGTAGATAGTCCTTTTGATGGGGATTTTGATTCTAATCTAGCTGAAGAGTTAGATGCGGATCAGTTGCTTAATATATCTGATGATCTTGTAGGGCTGTTTGAGGCTGACAATGAAAGTCTAAAAGATTGGAGTCAGACTTATCAGGATGGTCTGGAGCTTCTTGGTCTAAATATGGAAGACAGGACAGAACCTTGGAATGGTGCTTGTGGGGTATATCATCCACTACTATCTGAAGCTGTAGTAAGATTTCAGTCTGAGGCTATAACCGAAACATTCCCTGCAGCAGGGCCAGTAAAGACTAAAGTGTTAGGTAAACCTTCTAAGGAGAAAGATAAAGTAGCCGCCCGTGTGCAGGAGGATATGAATTATCGTCTGACCGAGGAGATGACAGAATACCGCCCAGAACATGAAAGATTATTGTGGAATCTGGCTTTAGCGGGGTCTGCGTTTAAGAAAGTTTACTATGATCCAGCACTTGGTCGTCAATGTGCAGCTTTTATACCCGCAGAGGATTTTGTAGTTGCTTATGGTTCGTCTGACTTAACTACTTGCCCCCGTGCTACACATATAATGAGAAAGACCGAGAATGAAGTTAGGTTTTTACAGGTTAATGGGTTTTATTCTTCTGTAGATTTAGGGAATCCCGGTTTTATTAGAACTTCAATACAAGAAAAGAAAGATAAAGCTGAGGGTGTAGAGATACAAGAAGATAATAGGTATGAGCTTCTTGAGATGCACGTAGAGTACGATTTAGGAGAAGACCCCGATCAGATAGCTCTTCCTTATGTTATTACCATTGATCGTTCTTCATCACAGGTTTTATCTGTGTACCGTAATTGGAGAGAAGAAGACAAACTTAAAAAGAAACGGAATCATTTCGTACATTACACTTATATACCGGGATTTGGATTTTATGGATTTGGACTTATACATTTACTTGGTGGGCATGCTAAGTCTGGTACTTCTTTACTTCGGCAGCTAGTTGACGCAGGTACATTAAATAACTTACCGGGGGGTCTTAAAACTAGGGGACTTAGAATTAAAGGTGATGATACACCTATTATGCCGGGGGAGTTTCGTGATGTGGATGTACCCGGAGGTAAGATAGCCGATAATATATCGTTCCTGCCTTACAAAGAACCTTCTCAAACATTACTAGCTTTATTCCAAGATATTATAAATCAAGGTCGTTCAATGGCGGCAATCTCTGATTTTAAGAGTGTTGATCTTAATTCTGAAGCTCCTGTAGGCACAACCCTAGCAATTCTGGAAAGAATGTTAAAGGTTATGAGTGCTGTACAAGCTCGTATGCACAACTCTATGAAAACGGAGTTTAAGTTACTTAAAGAAATTATAGAAGATCATGCAGGAGATTATGAGTCTGAAGTAAGTGGGGATAATGTTACCCAAATACGCCCTATGGAGCAGGGAGTAGAAATTAGACAGGAGATTATTTCTAAAAAAGAATATATGGACGTTGAAGTTGTACCTGTTAGTGATCCTAATGCAGCTACAATGTCTATGAGGGTGGTTAAATACCAAGCAGCTTTACAATTAGCACAACAAGCCCCCCAACTTTATGATCTACCTTTACTTCATCAACAGATGTTAGAGACTTTAGGAATAAAAGATGCTTCTCGATTAGTACCTATCGAGGAGGATATGACACCTAAAGACCCAGTTAGCGAGAATATGGCTATACTTACAGGAAAACCTGTAAAAGCCTTTTTATATCAAGACCATAAGGCCCATATACAGACTCATATGTCTGCTATGCAGAATCCACAAATTAGAGAGTTGGTGGGGCAGAGTCCTATGGCTAACGCTATGCAAGCAGCATTAGCAGCACATATTGCTGAACATGTAGCTATGCAGTACAGGGCAGAAATTGAAAAACAAATGGGTGTACCGTTACCTGCACCTAACGAGGCGATGCCAGAAGAGCTTGAAGTAGAGCTTTCAAAAATGATGGCACAGGCTTCTACTCAGGTACAGCAACAATCAGCCGCACAACAAGCACAACAGCAAGCGCAACAAGCTGCTCAAGACCCAATTGTTCAAATGCAACAAGCGGAGCTACGAATTAAAGAAGCAGAACTACAGCGTAAAGCTGCTAAAGACCTAATGGATGCTGCAATAGCTAACGATAAACTCGACACTCAAAAACAGATTGCCGGAGCTAAGTTGGGTGTAGATATCCAGAAACAAGAGAAACAGTTAACAGAGCAACAAAAAGCTGAAGGGCTTAGAATTGGTTTGGACGTAGCTAAAAACATAGCTGTGGATCAGGAAGCCCAACAGCCACAACCACAGGTTCCACCTGTTGCGCCAGAGAGGTAAAGTATGGATATGGTTATGTTTAGATTAACTTTATGTTTTTTAATAGTTTTATTCTATCCTTATAACGCATATGGGTATAACTCTCCTGAATTTTACGCTGTTGTGGAAGACGGGGAAGAGCATGAGTTTAAGAAAGACTCTATTCGTGTACGGGCAAATCTAACAGGTTTTGTGGTAGCTATAGGGGGAATAGAAACCCCTGCTTTCCGTTATGTTCGTTTTGCTGGTAAATGTGAAGAGCAGACTTTAGCATTAGCAGGAGTAACTCTCTACGATGATCAAGGACGCATAATTAAAATGATGGTTGTTCCACCCGGAGGATCAGAGTTTATTCCTCCCAAACCCTCTACTCCAGAAGGAGAATGGCTTAGAGAAGCATGTAAATAACAGTTTAGGAGACTGCATGAATAGTTTTGAGGATTTATTTAGAGACAGAATACGTATATTAATGAATGATTACGCTGACACGGTATCTACCGGAGGCGCAACGGATTTTCCCCACTATCGGCATCTGGTGGGGGTAATAGAAGGCTTGGCTTTAGCTGAACGGGCTTTCTTAGACACAGTTGATGCTGCCAAAAAAGAAGAGGATTAATATGTCTATAAGTGCAGTTGATGTAGATAAAACGATAGAAAAAGTAGAGTCTTATAAAGATAAGTCTTTAAGGCTCCCTAAACCTTCAGGATATAAAATACTAGTAGCCCTTCCTAATATAGAGGAAAGGACTGAAGGGGGGATCATAAAACCGGACAGCGTAATAGAAAAAGAGTCTACAGCCGCAAATATTGGGTTTGTTATGGCTCTTGGCCCCGATGCTTATGTGGATAAAGATAAGTTTCCTTCAGGGGCTTGGTGTAAAGAAGGTGATTTTGTAGTTATGCGAACTTATTCTGGCACACGTATGTTTGTGGATGGAGAGGAGTTTCGTATGTTGAACGATGACAGCATAGAAGGCGTTGTTGCAGACCCACGTGGATTTTCACGTGCTAATTAGGAGATAAACATGACAGAAGAAATACAAAAGGAAGTTGTGGAAGAACAAGATGATTTTGAAGTTGAGATTGTTGATGATACTCCTGAAGAAGATAGGGATAAAAAACCTTTAAAAGCTGGAGATAACCCTGAGCCTACTGCTGAAGAAATGGATGAATACGGAGATAAAGTAAAAAGCCGTATTAGCAAGCTCAAAAAAGGATATCACGATGAGCGTAGGGCTAAAGAATCTAAAGAAAGGGAAGCTAGAGAGGCTTATAACTATGCTAAGGCTTTGCAGGAAGAAAACCGTAAGCTAAAAGAAAACTTGTCGCAAGGTGAAACTGTGCTTATGGATAGCAAGAAAGCAACGGCTGAAGCTGAACTATCTGCTGCTCAACAGGCGTACAGAAAAGCCTATGAAGACGCTGATCCCGAAGCAATTGTAGAAGCTCAAACTCGACTTGCTGAAGCTACAGTGGCAAAGAAAAGTGCAGCTGATTACAATCCTAAGTACCAAAACACAGAAAACGCTTTACAAAAAGAATCTAATCAAGTATATAATAAGGGTAATGAAGTTCCTAAACCTGATTTAAAAGCAGAATCATGGTTTAAAAAGAATACTTGGTTTGGGAATGACGAAGAAATGACCGCCCTAGCTTATGGGGTGCATGAAAAATTAGTAAAACAGGGTATAGACCCTCGTTCTGATGAATACTACGAGAAAATAGATTCTCGCTTAAAACAGATTTTCCCAGACCGTCTGGGTGAAGAAGACTTAGACGATGTTCTTGAAAAAGAACCGGAGGTTAAAAAATCTGCTCCAGCCAATGTTGTCGCTCCTGTGAAGCGAAGTCCATCATCTAAGAAAATTACGTTGACTTCTACTCAGGTATCATTAGCCAAAAGGTTAGGAGTTCCTGTAGAAGAATACGCAAAGCAAGTTGCTCAACTTAATAAGTAGGAGATATTTATGGAAGATACTACACAGAATAAAAGACAACCTAGACAGACTAAGACACGAGAAAAAGAAACTCGCACACAGGCTTGGACACCACCAACACAATTGCCCGATCCTACCCCACAAGACGGATTTACTTTTCGTTGGGTTAGAACAGCATTACTAGGGCAAAAAGATGATAGAAATGCGTCTATGCGTATGCGTGAAGGATGGGTTCCTGTAAAAGCAGAAGATCACCCTGAAATTGTTACTCAGTACGGATTTACAGCTAATAAATCTGGCAATATTGAATCTGGTGGTTTACTACTTTGTAAGATGCCGAAAGGGATGGCGCAAGGTAGAACTGATTACTATCAAGATTTAGCCCAGCAGCAAGTTAGGTCGGTAGATAACAATTTTATGAGGGAGAACAATCCGAGAATGCCTTTGTTTAGCGATAAAAGAAGTAATGTTTCCAAAGGCAGTGGTTAAATTTATTTTTTGGAGAAATTAAATGGCTTATCCAACTGTTTCAGCTCCATATGGTCTAAAACCAATCAATCTGATTGGTGGTCAGCCTTATGCGGGTTCAACAAGACAGATGAAAATAGCTTCCGGGTTTGCAACCGATATTTTCAATGGCGACATTGTAAAGAGAGCAAATGATGGAACTATTCAGAAAGAGACAGGTACTACTACCACCACTACCACAGGTATTATTGGTGTGTTTGTGGGGTGTAGATTTACCGACCCTAATACAGGGCAATTAACTTTTAAAAACTATTGGCCCGCTAGTACTGTAGCAGCAGATGCTAGGGCTTATGTTGTGGACGATCCCGATGCACTGTTTAAAATAGTGTCATGCTCCGGTACTACTACCGTTGCAGGAATCGGATACACGGCTATTGGAGTTAATGCAGCTCTAATTCAAAATGCTGGCAGTACTACGAACGGCAATTCTAAAGTTGCTCTTTTAAGTGGTAGTCTTGCTACAACAAAAACCTTACCGTTAAGAATTGTCGATGTAGTTGACGAAACTACTGATTCGTCCGGTAATCACACAGAAGTAATCGTTAAGTGGAACGCCCCGTATGAGGATAGCAATATCCAAAAGGGTGGTCATGCTTACATGGTTGCTACTGGCTTATAAGGAGTATATAAATAATGGCTATTTCAAGAGCACAATTATTGAAGGAACTCCTACCGGGCTTAAATGCACTATTCGGTTTGGAGTATGATAAATATGGAGAAGAGCATACTGAGATTTTTGATGCTGAAACTTCAGAGCGTAGCTTTGAGGAAGAAGTAAAACTATCTGGTTTTAGTGCTGCTCCGGTTAAAAACGAAGGTTCGGCTATATCTTATGATAATGCTCAAGAGGCTTGGACTGCTCGTTATAACCATGAAACAGTTGCACTAGGATTTTCCATAACAGAAGAGGCTGTAGAAGACAATCTATACGACAGTCTTTCAAGTCGTTATACCAAGGCCTTGGCTAGAGCTATGGCTTATACCAAGCAAGTTAAAGCAGCTGCCGTTCTAAACAACGGATTTGACAGCAGTTTTACTGGCGGTGATGGAGTTGAGCTGTTTTCACTCGCACACCCACTTGTTTCCGGTGGTGTTAATAGGAACGAGCCTGACACAGGTTCTGACTTAAACGAGACTTCTTTAGAGTCAGCTATCATTAGGATTGGTGGTTGGACTGATGAGCGTGGTCTTCTGATCGCTGCCCGTCCTCTAAAGTTAATCGTTCCTTCAGCCCTGCAATTTGTAGCTACTCGTCTGCTAGAGACTGAACTACGTACTGCAACTGCTGATAACGACACGAATGCTATTAGGGCAATGGGTGCTGTTCCTCAAGGATTTGCGGTCAATCATTTCTTGACTGACACTAACGCATGGTTCTTGAAGACTGATGTACCTAATGGTCTTAAGTATTTTGTTAGGACACCAATGCAAACCTCTATGGACGGAGATTTCGACACAGGCAATGCAAGATATAAAGCTCGTGAGCGTTACAGCTTCGGTTGGTCTGATCCATTAGGAATGTTTGGTTCAGGTGGTTCATCATAATGGTTTACTCAACCTCCTAAACGAGTAATGCCCAGCTTAGGCTTAGGTTTAAGTTGGGCTCTTTTTTAAAACTTCTGACAGCGAAAGCTGACACTAGCCACGACAGGAGAATATTATGGCTAATACAACATTTACAGGAGCAGTTCGCTCTGAAAATGGTTTTAAAGTAATATCAAAAAATACTTCTACAGGAGTTGTTACCGATGTTGCTTCCATTGCTTCCACAGGTATTGTTACCAACAAGTACGTTAAACATGTGGGTTTTGCTACAGGCGTAACCGTAAACACCACTGCGGGTGATAGTCCAGCTATTGGGGAGTTTACTCAACCAGCAAACACTGTTATTACCGATATTAAAATATTTTGCGTAACTGCACCAATTATTGGTTCTGGGGATATTGGCTACGAAGTAGGAACAAGTAGTTCTGGAGCACAGATTGTGGCGGCTATCACCGATGAGATTTTAGACGGTGGCACTACCGTTGTAGTCGGGAATGTAACTACCACTACCTTAGTAGTTGAAACTCAAAACGCTGCAACTGCACCTGTTTCACCACAGTACGCCAGTGCGGAAAGAACTATTTTTTGCAATATTACTAACACCCAAGATGCTACTACTGCTGGATCGTTTACTTTTGTAATTGAATACGTACAAGTAGCATAAGGGGGGTTAAATTATGTCTTCTGATATAAAAGCAAAAACCTTTCTGAATAGTTTATCTGCCTCAACCGCTGTTGTCGCAGCGTTACAGACGACTAGTGGCACTGCCGCTATGACCTTAACAACTGCGGCAGGAACAGGGGCGTTTCATGCTACAGATCAAGCTGCTAAAGTAACTTTAACTTCAGGTGGAAACATCTCAGGAGTTACTATAACCCTTACAGGCACAGATATAGCTGGTAATACTTTAACTGAAGATATAGCTGGCCCCAACGCCAATACTGTAACTTCTACTAAGTTTTACGACACTATAACTTCTGTTGCTGGTGATGGGTCTATTGGCACTAACACTTCGATAGGTGTTGCTGCAGGGACTACAGGTGGTCAGGCTAAAATTAATTCAGAAAGAACTCGTCTGAAGGGTATCCATGCTACTACTGGTGGCACAATAGGGGATATGACTTTTTACAATACGTCACCTATAAGTGGGACAAGCCTATTTTCAGTTAAATCAGCTACTACAACTAAAGATTATATAGACCCGTATATACCTGATGATGGTATATTGTTTACTGGCGGGGCTTATATAGATTTACCTGCGGGAACAACAGTAAGTTTTACTGTGTTTTTTGACGGATAAGGAGAAATACTATGTGGACTAAACCAGAATATACAGAAATGCGTTTTGGGTTTGAAGTTACTATGTATATTGCTAATCGGTAGTAAGCAATGGCTTCAATCAATGTAAGGAATATGCCTTGTAATAGGCCGAAGCGTACTCCTAAACACCCTAAAAAATCACATGTCGTAAAGGCTTGTGAGGGGGGTAAGAAGAAAGTTATACGTTTCGGTCAGCAGGGTAAAAAAGTTGGTACTTTAAAAGGTACAGCAGGTAAACCTAAAAAGGGAGAATCTGCTCGTATGAAAGCTAAAAGACGTTCCTTTAAAGCCAGACATGGCAGGAATATAAAGAAGGGTAAGATGTCGGCAGCTTATTGGGCAGATAAAGTCAAATGGTGAAGGAGTAGAGTATGGCTATAGGTGTTCCGCATTATTTTAGAGATGGAACGAAGCACAAAGGTGGCACACATAAAATGCCTAATGGAGATTTACATTCTGGTAAAACACATGGCAAAACAAGTAAAAAATTATTCCACTTTAAAGATTTATCCAAAACAGCAAAAATAAAAGCTAAAGGGAAGAAAGCCTAATGGAAAGTAACCCTGAATCTTTAAAGCCTATTGTAGATGGAGTATCTGCTACGTTAGGAGTTGGAGTGTTTTTTGGTTATGTTCAAGCATTAGTTGGAATTTTTACTATTGTATGGTTTGGTATCCGTATATGGGAAACTAAAACTGTGCAAAATTTAATTCATAGGGAGAAGTAATTATGAAAATGAATAAAGGCATGATGGCGTTAAAAAAAGAACGTCCTGATGTAGCAAAAAAAATGGGTTTTATGTATGGAGGTAAGGTAAAGAAAATGATGGGCGGTGGTATGACCATGAAAGATAAAAAGAAAATGATGGGCTACATGTACGGGGGTAAGGTAAAGAAAATGATGGGCGGTGGTATGACCATGAAAAAAATGATGGATGGCGGTAAGACTATGAAGAATAAAGGATTTAACCCTAAGTGTGATGGCATGGCTCAAAGAGGCAAAACTAGGGCGAGGATGGTTTAAATGGCACTTAGTGGTACAGCAACATTTAATCCCGATGTAGCAGAAGTTTGTGAAGACGCTTTTGAGCGTTGTGGATTAGAAATGCGTAGCGGATACGATCTAAGAACTGCTAGACGTAGCCTCGATATAATGTCTGCTGAGTGGTCTAATCGTGGGATTAATTTATGGACTGTAGAAGAAGGCACACAGGCTTTAACTGCAGGGACAGCTACGTACACTTTACCAGCTTCCACTATAGACTTACTAGAACATGTTATACGAACTGGGTCAGGAACTAATCAATCTGATCTTTCCCTTAATAGAATATCGGTGTCTACCTATGCAACCATCACGGCTAAAAACTCTACAGGGCGGCCTGTCCAACTCTACATTAATAGACAAGCTACCCCCACGTTCACAGTATGGCCTACTCCAGATGACGCAGAAACTTATACTGTCGTTTATTGGAGGCTTAAAAGGATGGACGATGCGGGTACTGCTGCTAGTAACACTATGGATGTTCCTAGTAGGTTTATCCCTGCTTTGGTTTCTGGGCTCGCTTATAATATTGCTCTCAAACGCCCCGAAGTTGATCTCAACAGGGTGGCGTTACTTAAAGCAGCATACGAAGAACAGTTTAATCTAGCGGCTGATGAAGATAGAGATAAGTCATCGATTCAGTTTGCTCCGAACATTAGTCCAGTATAGGAGAAAATTATGAAAGCGTTTAAAAATGTATACCAACAACCAAAACCGGGGCCACTCCCCAACAGTGCAGGATACCCTAATAATATGGCATCTACGCAAACAGTTCCGACAAGAGGAAAAGGCGCAGCAATTAGAGGCAATAAAAGCAGCAAAAAACTGGGGTAAGTAATGGGTGCTTATGCTTCAGGTAAATTTGCCTTCGGCTTTTGTGATATATGTGGGTTTAGATATAAGTTAAAAGAGTTAAAAGAAACTTCTGTTAGGGATCAGGAAACTAGTATAAAAGCGTGTCCTGAGTGTTGGAATCAAGACCATCCTCAGAATAGTTTAGGTAGTTTTCCTATCAATGATCCACAGGCATTACGAGGGCCAAGACCCACTGGAGGTTCTTCAGGCAGGGGTATATTTGGATTTAATCCTGTGGGGGATGGTAATTTAGGAGAAACAGGAACTGTAAGTTTACAAATAACAGTATCTGTAGGAACAGTAGAGGTTACAGTATCATGAGTCCAATAGAAGATATAGGAAACGAATTAGACATGGTGGCTCCTCCAGTCCCTCCTCCTAATATTGATCCTATGGATGATTCCATTATTCCTATGCAACCTCCAATGCAACCTCCAATGCAACCTCCAATGCAACCTCCAATGCAACCTCCTCAACAGTTGCAACAGCAACAACAGCAATATAACCCTTATGAATATTTAACCCAACAGTTTCAAGCCTACAACCAACAGCCAAGATATAACAATTCTCCTTTTGGGTTAGGTAGTTATGGTGGATATGGAATGTCTAGAGCTAGTAATTATGGTATGATGCCTATGTTCGGTGGGTATGGCATGTCTCCTATGATGGGATATGGCGGTGGCTATGGTGGTGGTTTTAACAACTCACCTTTTAGTGGTGGGTTAATGTCTTTATTTAGCGGGTATATGCGATGAATTACACTAATTTAAAACAAGCTATACAAGATTACACAGAGAATACAGAAACTTCTTTTGTAAATCATTTAGATGATTTTATTAAGCAAGCGGAGCAAAGAATTTATAACACTGTACAGTTACCTGCTTTACGTAGGAACTCTACAGGTACAACCACTGCAAGTAATACTTATGTAGAAACTCCTAGTGATTTTTTAGCCCCATATTCTTTAGCGGTAATTAGTAGTAGTGTTTATACCTACCTTCTAAATAAAGATGTTAATTGGATACGGGAAGCCTATAACAACGCATCAACCACGGGTTTGCCTAAGTACTATGCTTTATTTGATGATGACACATTGCTTTTAGCTCCAACCCCCGATGCAGCTTACAGTCTTGAACTGCATTATTATCACTATCCTTCTTCTATAGTATCACAGTCCACTACTTGGCTAGGAGATAATTACGAGGAAGTTCTTTTGTATGGATGTATTATGGAGGCATATACCTATATGAAAGGGGACGCAGACCTTTTAGCGGTGTATAAAGGTAGATATGATGAGGGTATTAAGGCGTTAAAAATGTTGGGTGACGGTAAAGATAGACGAGATGCGTATCGTTCCGGTCAAGTTAGATATGAGGTGTCTTGATGTTGGCAAGTTCTGAAATAGGAGTGGAAGTAGGTTCGGTTGTAGCTAAAGCCACTTCTGGTAGAGGTTTGAGTTGCGAAGAATTAGCAGAAGCTGCTGTAGCTCAAATACTTCATATAGGGGATACAGTTCCACAGCCTCTAAGGGATCAGGCTATAGCTTATAGAGCTAGGGTAAAAAAAGTTATATACAACCATTTACTACAAGCGGTTAAAAGTGACAGAACAACATTATCAAACACATTACATAATGCTGGATTCTCGGATGCGGCATATATTATCGGGAGACTTTAATGGCAATTACACAAGCGATTTGCACTTCTTTTAAAAAAGAACTTTTAGTTGGGGCTCACGATTTTGACGCTTCTTCAGGAGATACCTTTAAGTTCGCTTTATTTACTTCTGACGCTAGTTTAAGTTCAACAACAACTGCTTTTAGTTCTTCTAACGAATCATCAGGCACTAATTATTCTTCGGGGGGATCAAATTTAACTTCGATTGATCCGGCATTATCTAGCACCACAGCTGTGTGTGATTTTGCTAACTTAACGTTTTCTAATGTATCTGTAACAGCTAGGGGAGCGTTGATATATAACTCTACTCCTAATACAACATCTATATCTCTAACAAATCCAGCAGTGTGCGTGTTAGATTTTGGAGGGGATATTACAGCGTCAGCAGGTGATTTTTTAATTACTTTCCCTGCGGCTGGGGCTTCTACAGCTATTATAAGATTGGCATAGGGTGATAACATATGGCACATGTATTTGCGGATAGAGTAAGGGAGACTTCAACCACTACAGGCACTGGAGCATTAACTTTAGCGGGAGCCATATCAGGATATCAAACCTTTAGTTCTGCGATAGGCGACACCAATACATGTCACTACGCTATCCATAATTTATCGGCTGATGAATGGGAAGTAGGGTTAGGCACAGTAGCAACTTCAGGGCCAACCCTTACCCGTACAAGTGTTTTTACATCTAGTAATTCTAATAGTGCGGTAGACTTTTCTGCTGGCACTAAGGATGTATTTGTTACTTACCCTGCCGGTAAAACAGTAACTTCTGACGGTACTCAAACGCTTACTAATAAAAGTATTGTTGCAACTCAATTAACAGGGACAGTTGCAAATGCTAGATTAGATGCTCAACTACAAGACGTAGCTGGACTAGGAGTTACGGATGGTAATTTTATAGTAGGTAATGGGTCTAATTTCGTAGCTGAATCAGGAGCTACTGTTAGGACTTCTCTAGGACTAGGGACTGCGGCAGTTCTGGACACCGGTATATCTAACACTAATGTAGCTAAATTTACGTCCGGTGTAGCAGATAATGATTTTCTTAAGGTAGATGGAACAGACATAGAGGGAAGGTCTGCTAGTGAGGTGTTGTCAGACATAGGAGCCCAAGCGTCTGATGCTCAGTTAACCGATGTAGCGGGGTTAGCAGTCACAGACGGTAATTTTATAGTAGGTAATGGGTCTAATTTTGTAGCGGAATCAGGAGCGACAGTAAGAACTTCATTAGGGCTTGGAACTTCAGCAACTTTAGATACAGGTATATCCAACACTAATGTAGCTAAATTTACTTCTGGCGTGGCAGATAATGATTTTCTTAGGGTAGATGGAACAGATATAGAGGGCCGAAGCGCATCCGAAGTTTTAAGTGATATTGGAGCTCAAGCGTCAGATGCCCAGTTAACCGATGTAGCGGGATTGGCGGTTACAGATGGTAATTTTATTGTAGGTAATGGAAGTAATTTTGTAGCTGAATCTGGGGCAACTGTACGGACATCTTTAGGGTTGGGAACTGCAGCAGTTCTAGATACAGGTATATCCAATACGAATATAGCTAAATTTACTTCTGGCGCAGCTGATGATGATTTTTTACGTATTGACGGCACATCTATTGAAGGCAGAAGCGCATCTGAGTTGTTGTCGGATGTGGGGGCAAATGCGGTTTTACGACCCAATGCCCAATCCTATATTATTAATGGCGACATGAGGCATAGCCAAAGAAGCACCTCGACTACAGGGGTTGGGGCAACTGCAAATGAATATGCTGGTGCTGACCGTTGGCAAACATCTCCCAACGCTACGGCTGGAAGATTAACCCAAACTCAAGATACAGATGTGCCAGCAGGATACGGATTTTCATTTTCGACAAAATTAGCCTGTACAACAGCCGATACATCTATCGCATCGACAGAATATTTGCAGTTTAGACAACATATAGAGGGGCAAAATGTCCAATCGCTTGATTTTGGAACGGCAAATGCAACAACTTTGACAGTAGCATTTTGGGTAAAAGGGAATGCGTCAGCAACCTATACTTGCAGTTTAACAACCCAAAGCGGTGACAAACAAGTGAGCCAACGGTTTTCTGTTACCACAAGTTGGGCAAAAGTTATTTTGAATTATCCGGCAGATACATCGACAGCCATCGTAAATTCCAACGCAAGCGGATTTCAACTGTCCTTATGGCTCCATGCTGGGTCAGCTTTTACCTCTGGAACTCAAAATACTAGTGCTTGGGCAAGCAGTACAAACGCAAACATTGCAAATTCTAGTGACACCTCGTTTTTTGACGCAACAAGCCGAACATTTTTTATAACTGGAGTTCAGCTAGAAGCTGGCACATATACGTCAGCAACTATTCCTAAATTTCAATTTGAAGATCACGGAACTTCATTAGCCAGATGTCAAAGATATTTTTACTTAATAGCTGGGGATGACAACGATTATCCTGTTAGTACTATTGTTTCTATGGCGGCTAACCAATTTCACGCTCCAATTAACTTTCCCACTACTATGAGGGCTGTTCCAACTTTTACCTTAGATGGGACTTTGCGAACTCAGAGCGATGCCGACAGTGCAACTTTTACCAGTGGATTAGCAGTAAATGGTGCGGCTGACACAGCACACGGGATGGTTTTAAAGAAGACAGGATTGTCGGGGCTATCCAGTGGAAACGCTGGAATGCTCCAATTTAAAGCTGATGATAGTAAAATGGAGTTTGACGCAGACTTATGAATATCTCTAGTGCAAAATATTACGCAAATGAGGCGGGGCAAAATGTTTCGGTGACAATTGTGGTTGGTGGGCAGGAAATGTCTGTCCCGATACGAATCGGGAATCGGCATTACGATGAAATTGCTCGACAAGTTGCCGCAGGGACTCTGACGATAGCAGATGCAGATTGATTGTTTTAAATGGCAGGGGTTTTGGGATGTTGCTCTTGTTTTGTTGGTAGGACTTAGTTTGGTAGGTTTTAGCCTAGCATTAGCTTTTTTAATTTATACGGACTTTATAGAGAAATAAAATGTATGGATCACCCGGCTATTCAGTTTCACCTTATAGCAGTCACTCTAGGTATATCACTACTGGAGTAACGGTTACTACAGCGGGAGCAATAACATCTGCAGTAGCTAGTGTGGCTCAACAAGTAAGTAAGGATGTAACTACAGCAGGAGTAATAACATCAGCTGGAGGAAGCGTAACAACTAATGCAGAAGCAAATGTAACATTAACTACAGCAGGAGTAATAACATCAGCTACAGGGCAGTTAGCATTTTGGAGGGATATTATAGATGGGCCAGATACTACTTGGACAGACGTATCTGCAGGGCCATCAGGAGATTGGACGGAGATATCCGATACTAGTACAATTTGGACGAAAGTCCCTTAATATATAGGGTATAAAATGGCAAGTACATATTCAGATAGATTACGATTAGAACTTATAGGCTCTGGCGAGCAATCAGGTACGTGGGGAACTACGACCAATGTTAATATAGGCACACTTATAGAAGAAGCTATAGCTGGTGTAGCTGCAGTAACTATGTCTGATGCTAATTATACACTTACTACTAATAGTGGTGTTACTGATGAAGCAAGACAAATGGTTATTCAGCTTTCTGGTACTTTATCCGCTTCTAGGAATGTCGTCTGCCCAACTAAAGAAAAGTTATACATTGTAAAAAATAGCACATCAGGAAGTCAAAGTATTGTATTTAAAACTTCTGGAGGAACTGGTATCACTGTAGGCAATGGGCTAACAGCCTTTTTGTATTGTGACGGCACTAATGTTGTAGACGCTATAACTACTATAACTTCTTTAAATAATCTTGTTATTGCTAACGGGGGAAATATAGGTAGCGTTGGGGATACAGACGCAATTACTATTGCTTCCGATGGTAAAACTACATTAGCTGAAATAGCTACAGTATCAAAAGGTATTGCTTTTCCAGCTACCCAAGTTGCTAGTTCAAATGTTAATACTCTGGATGATTACGAAGAAGGAACTTGGACTCCTACTCTAGCAGGGTCAACAACTGCAGGAACTTATGAAGCGGCTAACTTTGCAGGGTTTTACGTTAAGATTGGTAGACAGGTTACGATTAACGCAATTGTTCAGTTAGCAAGTTCGATTACAGGTGGGGGGAGTGGGGACGCTATTATTGGAGGACTACCTTTTGATTATGACGCTAGTGATAATTATGGATGCGGCCCTGTTATGCTAAATAATGTTGATATCGGAGGAGATTCTGTAGGCACTATAGCAATTACCCGTTCATCAGCTAGTGACGCTAGTACCTTAAATATAGCTCAGTCTTTTGATAGCGGTACTACTGGGGCAGAAGTAGAAATTATTGGGATTAGTGATTTTAGAGCTACTAGTTACGTGCGTTTTAATTGGACTTATTTTGCGGCTACATAAATAAAAGGAGATATATTAATTAAAAAGGATGGATGATGTTAGACCCTGTCAGCATCGGATTAGCAATTTCGGGCGTAAAAACTGCTGCAGAGCTAGTTAAAAAAGGAATCTCTGCTGCTAAAGATGTTAACGATATCACGAAAGATTTAGGAAAGTTATTTGATCACACAGAGACACTTAGTAAAGCAAAAAAAGAAATAGGAGCAGGAGGAGGTAAAAAGAATAAATCGTTGTCGCAGCAAGCAATGGATATTGTTACCGCAGAGAGAAATGCGAAACAGGCACTAGCAGATATAAAACAAAAGTTATTATGGGGGCCATACGCTGACGGAGGACAAATTTGGAAGGATTTTTTAAAAACTCGGCAAAGTATGATCCGAGAGCAGAAATTAGCTCAAGAAAGGGAAATTGCACTAAAGAAGAAACGAATTGATGACATTCTTCATTGGGCTACAGTGATTGCAATACTAGGATTCGGTGGTTTTATGATCTGGTTTATGATTGATTTGATGATTGACATGGGCAAAAAAGCAGGGAAGTGGTGAGTATTTTTATAATGGGAGTAGATGATTTGACCGCACAAAAAAGATTTGAACCTGATAGCCGATATGCTAAACATGATTTAGATGGTGATGGAATAGTGTCAGACGAAGAGCTCCGTAGGGAAGAACGTATGATCCGTATTGAAAACTCTGACCGTATGGCTGACCAACAACGTAGAATGGTCTGGGTTTCATTATTATCGGTGTGTGCTGGTGTAGTTGTAGTGTTAACCCCATTAGTGTCAGAAGCAAGGTTAAATATTATTATTCCGTTTTTGCAAGTTTGGAGTATTACTAACTTAGGCATAGTAGCCACTTTTATGGCAGCCTCGGCATGGAGTAAACGAAATGGCAGTAAAAAAGAAAAAATCTAAAAGTAGGGTAAATGAAGCTGGTAATTATACCAAACCTGCCATGCGGAAACGCCTGTTTAGCAGGATTAAAGCGGGGTCAAAGGGGGGTAATCCGGGGCAATGGAGTGCTCGTAAAGCTCAAATGTTAGCCGCAGCTTATAAAAAAGCTGGCGGTGGATATAGGTCATGAGTACTAAAAAAACAAAAAAGAAAAAAGGGTTAAGGAAATCCCAACGGTCTTTAAAAGACTGGACGGCTCAAAAATGGAGAACTTCAGACGGTAAAAAATCTGAGGGTAAAAAAAGATATTTACCCGATGCCGCTTGGAAAAATTTAAGTGCCGCAGAAAAAGCAGCTACTAATAGGGCAAAAGCTAAAGGTAAGAAAAAAGGTAAACAATTTGTTAAACAACCTAAAAACATTGCTAAAAAAGTTAGAAAGTATAGGAGGACAGCATAATGTGGCAGAGTTTAATTAATCCAATAGCCTCTGTGGTGGGAAGTTTTGTTGAGTCTAGGGTAGAGAAACAGCGTGGGCAGACCAAGGTTGCTGTAGCTAAAGCCGAGGCAGAGGCAGAAGTTTATAAGCAAACAAGTCTACAAGAGGGAAATTGGGACAAGATCATGGCTCAAGGTAGTCAACAATCATTCAAGGATGAATGGTTAACAATTTTGTTTTCACTCCCATTGATACTTGCTTTTATCCCCGGTGCAGAAGGCATTGTGCAAAACGGGTTTGAGCAATTAGAGATGATGCCTACTTGGTATCAGTATAGTTTGGGCGTTATTGTAGCGGCTAGTTTTGGTGTGAGAAGTGCTACAAAGTTTTTTGGTAAACGATGAAAAAGAAAGACCCAAAGGTAGGGACAGGTAAAAAACCTAAAGGTAGTGGTAGACGTTTATATACAGATGAGAATCCAAAGGACACTGTTAGTATAAAGTTTGCTACACCTGCTGATGCAAGGGCTACAGTAGCTAAAGTAAAAAGAATAAAAAAACCATATGCACGAAAAATACAAATACTTACAGTAGGAGAACAAAGAGCAAAAGTTATGGGTAAAAATCAAGTTGCTAGTATATTTAAAAAAGGTAAAGAGAGCATAAAAAGGACTAGGGTATGATTAAACAAATGGCTCCATTTATTTTAATACCAATGCTAATAACTTTTGGGGTAGGTTTTTTCATAGAAAAAAATAAATTAGTAGCAGGGAATTATAAAGAGTATTGCGAAGTACGAACCGAATTAGCTATGAATGTATATGATGAAATTAAAAGAGGACTACCTTTATATGAAATAAATGTATTTTGGGAAAAGTCTTCCGTAGATGAATACCATACATATTCTAGAGCTAAATGGTGGAGGGATTTAAAAGATGAAGTTGGTTTGTTAGTTAGAGAAGGTAAGTTATCTTTTAGAGTTAAAGAAATTGTTATGCAACGTTGCGTAGCAGACACTGGAGTTATGGTCTACCATAAAGAATATAAGGGGGTAGTACCCAATGAGATTAACAGCTAATTTTTCACTAGAAGAACTTACAGCTTCTGGTACAGCTGAACGAATGGATATCAACAATACACCGGATGATGTACAGCTAAGTAACCTAAGACGTTTGGCATACATGTTGCAGGAAATACGTAATTACTTTGGCGCACCCATATTTATTAATTCTGGGTTCCGGTGTAAAGCTCTAAATCGTGCCGTTGGGTCAAAAGATACCTCGCAGCATATGAAAGGTTGTGCGGCTGATATACGTATATCCGGGGTTAGCCCAAGTAAAGCAGTTGCTAGAATTATTGAATCAGGCATCCCATACGATCAAGTAATATGTGAATATGACAGTTGGGTACATATTTCTGTGCCTAATGAAGGGGGAGGAACTCCTCGCAAAAATGCTTTGATTATCGATAAAGAAGGAGTGAGGCTTTTTGCATGAGTGGCAAGTGTATATGGATAAATTTGGGGTGTGGCGAACTGTACATGTAGAAGATAATTGGACAATACCTAATGGAACTAGAGTTAAAGAATTTAAAACGAAACAACAAGCAAGAGAGTTTACAAGAAAAACCGCAAACAAAATGTTGTGGCAGCAGACTGACAAACGAAACAGGTGAATGTTGTGGGGCGTTAAAGGAAGATAATACAAATGTTACAGAAACTACAATTTAAACCGGGTATAAACCGAGAAGTATCTAATTACACTAATGAAGGTGGTTGGTACGATTCCGATAAGATACGCTTTAAATCAGGATATCCTGAACAAATAGGTGGATGGACACGAGTATCTTCTAGTCAATATCTAGGAATAGCTCGTGGGCTTATAAACTGGATAGCTTTGGATGGAGATAATCTTACAGGTGTAGGGACTAATAAAAAATACTATGTAGAAGAAGGCGGTACTTTTTATGATATAACCCCGATACGAGCATCTAATGCTAATACCACCACATTTTCTGCAACTAACGGATCAGCTGTAATTACGGCTACAGATAGTTCAGGACATGGGGCGGCAGTGGGGGACTCCGTATTAATTACAAATGCAGTAAGTTTAGGTGGACTTATAACAGCTACGGTACTAAACACAGAACATGTAATTACATCAGTGCCTAGCTCTACCGTATATACATTTACTGCAAGTGCTACAGCTAATGCTTCTGATTCTGGAAACGGTGGTTCTGCTACAGATGCTTCTTATTTAATAGGGGTTGGCCCTTCTGAGTTTAGTTTTGTTGCTGGATGGGGCTCTGGTACTTGGCCCGACTTTGTAGATGTTACGTTAGGTACAGACCCATTTAACGTAAGTGCAGGTAGTGCCACAGTTACTGTAACCCACACAGGACATGGTTTAGATACAGGGGATTATATTTACATAAATTCTATAGGTACTTCTTTTGCTCTAAGTGGTACAGACGGCAGAACAGCTTTTGCATGTACTGATATTATGCTTACGGCTTTTCAGATTACTAAAGTCAATACTAATTCCTACACTATATCACTAGTTATTAATGGGATTACCTATGACCCTGACAGTTCTGACTCTAGTGCCGGAGGTACGGTATCTATCCGTAAGAAAAATACAACGACTTCAACATGGGGTACTACGGTAGTTTCTGATTTAGCATCGCAGTTACGATTATGGACTCATGATTCTTTCGGAGAAGATTTAGTATTCGGAGAGTATCAAGGAGGCGTTTTCTACTGGGACAAGTCTGACGGCACAAGTGCTAGAGGGGAAACTTTACACAATCAAACAAGTGGAGCTACAGGGTTTGACGCTGCTTACATACCTAGAACTGCTACCGCAGTATTGGTAGCTGACCAATCCCGACATGTTGTATGTCTGGGGACTGATAGATTTGGTGGGGCTGGTGGAGGTTTTGATGCTTTACAAATAAGATGGTCTGCGTCTGAAGATTTAGCTATGTGGGTTCCAAGAACCGATAACACAGCAGGTGATTATCGACTTGATAACGGTAGTCAGATAGTAACTGCAATTCAAACTCGACAAGAAATACTTATATTTACCGATACTGCTATATATTCTATGCAGTTTGTAGGTTTGCCTTACGTGTTCACCTTTAATCTATTAGCTACCAATATATCTATTATATCTCCTAACTCTGTTATTACTGCCAACAATCTAGTGTTTTGGATGGGGCATGATAAGTTTTATGTATACGATGGTCAGGTTAGAGCATTACCTTCTACCCTGCGCTCTTATGTGTATGATGGTATGAATAAGAATCAAGAGTTTCAGATATTTGCAGGGGGTAATGAAGGGTTTAATGAGGCTTGGTGGTTCTACTGTTCCAGTGAGTCTAATAGTATAGATTCATATGTTATCTATAACTATCTTGAGAATATATGGTATTTTGGCTCTATGGCTAGAAGTGCTTGGCTCGATAGTGGGTCGAAAAGTAACCCGATAGCTGCTGATTACAACAATAGACTTTTATACCATGAAGTCGGCACTGATGATATTTCTGGCACTTCGGCTACATCTCTAAGCTCTTATATAGAGTCTTCTGATTTTGATATTGGGGACGGAGATCGTTTTGGTTATGTATCTAGATTAATACCGGACTTGACATTTTCGGGTTCTACTGCTACAAACCCAGAAGTATCTTTAACACTAACGCCACGTAATTTTTCAGGCGCATCCTATACCACAGAAACCGCAAAGTCGGTATCTGCAACCGCTTTATCACCTACTGAACTCTATACCGATGTATTAGATGTGCGGATAAGAGGTAGGCAAATGAAATTTAAAATAGATGGAAGTTCTTCTGTCGGGACTAAATGGCAGTTAGGAACTCCACGCATGGACATTAGGACGGACGGAAAAAGATAATGGCGATACCGATATTACCTACACCACCCGTAGCATACGAACGAAGGTATTTGGACGAGCTTAATCGTGTACTTAGATTGTTCTTTTCTCAGTACGAAACCCCAGAAATATTCCAAACTGCAAGACTACAGATATTAGACAATGGTGGTGGGGTAGTTGTCGATGCAGAATTTAACACATCAGGACTAAAAACACATATAATACTTAGTAGTTTACCAACTTCGGCATCGGGTCTAGCAGTAGGAACCGTTTACAATGATAGCGGCACTTTGAAGGTAGCGACATAATGAATAGAACTTCGCAAACAGCGCAAGGATTAGCAAGTAAAGGACGGTATGGGGACTCCATGCTCGTTCACATGAACCCACAAGAAGTAGCTGGATTAGCTTCTTTAGCTCCGGGGCAAATGACTATTAACCCTGAAACAGGTTTACCAGAAGCATTTAGCTTTACTAAGTTATTCGATAGGATTGCTCCTATTGCTATTCCTTTGGCTTTAGGTGCTGCTACAGGAGGTTTAGGAACAGCAACAGCAACAGCAGGGGCAGGGGCAGGGGCAGGGGCAGGGGCAGCAGGGGGAATTTTTAGCAACCCATTAGTTCAAAAGTCTTTGTTCCAAGGACTTACTAGTGCTGCGTTAGCTAAAATGAGAGGTGCGGATACTTCAGATGCTCTTAATGCGGGACTAACCAGTGGTTTAGTTTATGGAGCAGGTGCTAAGTTAATGGGTGTAGGAGCACAGCCGGGGATTGATGAGGTAAATCAAACGGAGGGGCTAGTAACAGGTAGTAATGCTGCACCTGATCTTACTAATCCTAATGATAGAACTATAAGTAACTTATTTGGGAAGGACGCAGTGGCTAATCCTCTTGCTGATGCTTCTTCTGTTTCTAATATTACTACTCCTACGACTTCTATGAGTGGAGGCGTGACTCCTAGAAGTGATGCTCTTATGGCTGAATTTGATAGAAAATATCCAGAATTTAAAGACGGAACTTTTGATGATGGTTCCTCGACTAGTGGTGGAATATCTGGATTTTTAAAAAACATGGCTCCTACTAATCTTAAAGATACTGCACTTATGGCAGGGTCTACATATGCAGGTCAAGCTATGCTTCCTTCAGAAGAAGAAGAAGAAGAAAAAAGAAGACGTAGAATGGTGGCTATGACTAAACCTTATCAAAGGAATGTTAGTTATCCTGATGGTGGGTATGGTTCTAGAGAGTATAGATATTTTCAAGAGGGAGGCGCAGTTAATGCTACAGCTCCTGTAGAAGATACTCCCGAAGATATGGGGTTAGGATATTATGCACCTCTTATAGCAAGTTACGGGGCTGATACTTCTTTACCTCCTATGGCAGCTACAATGCCAGCGGGTAATTACACTACTCCTACGGCTCCTATGGCTCCTATGGGTGGAGGCATGACTCCTATAAGTAGTGTGGAAGGGACGTATTTTACCCCTCCCCCAGAAAGAAAATTAGAAGTTTCTGATTCAGAATTACTAAGCGATATACGAGAGCGTAGAGCTCCCGAAGGTTTTATGTGGTCAGCTAATACTCCTAATATTGCTCCCGGTGTTAGAGGCGACACAACTTATAAATTATTTCCTACTAAAAATTTATCTCGTAAAGAAATGCAGGATTTAACAAGTAAAGGCATCCTTACAAGGTACAGACCAGAAAGGTCTAGGTTTTCAGATTATCAACCTCAAGTAGAACAAACTGAGGGTAGTAGAGGAGGTGAGTTTGGGCGACCAATAGGGATGCAAGAGGGTGGTATTACTTCTTTACCTCAAACCGAAGGGCAAGTAGACGGTAGAGGGGATGGTATGGAAGATCAAGTATTTGGTGATATAGAGGGCGAACAAGAAGTGGCCCTATCCAAGGATGAATTTATAGTACCTGCTGATGTAGTTGCAGGACTAGGTAATGGCTCTAGTAATGCTGGGGCTAGTCAATTGTATGAAATGATGGATCGAGTGCGTATGGCACGAACAGGTAAAAAGACTCAGCCTCCAGAAATAGAAGCTGAACAGTTTATGCCAGCGTAATGGTAGTAGTAGCAAATACCCAAAAACAGATAGAGTTAGCTGCAGGGATATTATATGAAAGAGCTTTTGTCCAACCTACAAATGACCTTAAAGCGTTGTTTTGGTACAGCAAAAAGGGCAGTATTGACTGGGTGGTTGGGTATAACACTTGGATTGGAAGAACTGTACAGATGCACGTTGTTTCATTTGGTGAATCTAACCCAAAAACTTTGGCGTTTGCAGCCTATGATTATCCTTTTAATCAGTGTGGTGTTGATATCATTTTTGGTGTTATTAATAGTTTGAATAAACGAAGTATTACTCTAGCTGAAAAAGCGGGTTTTAATGAAAAAATGCGTTGGGATAAGATGCATGATAATGGTGGGGACATAGTGTTAATGGAAATGAAAAAAACAAATTGTAAATGGATAAAACATGAAGCTATATAACTTAATTAATCCTAAGTACTGGATAGATTTTTTTACTTTTTATGGTGGTAGTGATAGTGGAGGTAGCCAAACTAGCTACCAAACTACGATACCTGAAACTCTAGTCCCCTATGCTGAAGATATTGCACAAAGGGCTGAAGGATTAAGCCAAGCACAATACACTCCGTATGGTCAGGAACGACTAGCAGGTATGGCTCCTGCACAGCAAAGAGCTTTATCAGGGTATGAAAATTTACAAACATCTCCTTACTTCCCAGCCGCTGGACTAGCTGCGCTACAAGCTACTCAGATGGGAACACAACCGGGGCAATTTGGTGCGGAACAAGCGGCTCAGTATATGTCTCCTTACCAGCAATCTGTTACTGATATAGCTAAAAGACAAGCCCGATCCGATGCTGAGAAAATGAGAACTGATTTAGCAGGTAGAGCTCAAAGAGCAGGTGCATTTGGAGGCTCTCGTTACGGTCTGATGGAAGGTAAACTTTATTCTGACTTAGGTACTCGGTTATCGGATATACAAACTAAAGGATCACAAGCTGCTTTCTCTCAAGCTCAACAACAGTTTGAAAGAGATAGAATGGCAAGACAACAAGCTGCACGGTTAGGTTTGTCTGGAGCTCAAACATTAGGTCAATTAGGCACAACAGCGCAAAGTGCGGAGTTGCAGAGATTAAAATCTTTAGAAAGAGCAGGTACACTTCGCCAAGCAGATCGGCAACGATTAATGGATATGCAGTATCAAGATTTTGTACGTCAGCAAGAGTATCCGTACAAACAACTACAATTTTATTCGGATATGGTTAGAGGACTGCAAGGCTCTACTCCTGTATCTTCACGTACAGTAACTCCTACACCTAGTCCGTTTCAAACTTTAGCTGGTTTAGGTATTGCTGGATTAGGTGCGTATAAAGCCTTCCAAGGATAACAACTATGAATTTACTACAAATATCAGAAGCGTTAAAAGGCGTACCTAAACAGTTTTTAGTACAGGAAGCTACACAACCGTCAGGACGTTACCCTCAGTATATGATTGTAGCTGAGTTAAGTAGACGTACTAGTATGGAAAAACAATTCGCAGCGGCAGAGGCACAAATGCCAGCACAAACTGTAGCTGAACAAAAAGTAGCAGAAGCTACAGCACCTATGCCTACATCTACAACTATGGCTATGGGGCAAATGCAACCTAACATGCCTTCTGGTATTAGATCAGTAGGGGCTGGGGGCGGCATGGTTAATATGCTTCCTAATGAGCCTAGAGGACAAGAGACTATGGGTATGCCCGCTGCTGTTCGTATGTACGAAGGCGGCAGAATAAATATGGACAACGGAGGTTTAGCTGATAGTAGTGTTAGAGCCCAAAATTTATTAGGTATGCAATACGGAGCATCCGCAAAGTCAGGGGTAAAACCAGAACAATATTATTCACAATTACGAGATGAATTAAAAAGACTTATTGATGAACCTGACAGTGTAACAGAAAGTGAAGGTTCTACAGGTCTTTTAAGTGGTTCTGGTTCTACAGTGGGTAATTTAAAAATAGCAAAAAAAAGAGAAAGAATAAATCAAATATATAAAGAGCTTGCAGAAAATCCTAATCGCATCATGGGACTAAGAGCATTTGAACAAAGTGTTTTTCCTAGGACGGATGTAATGACTCATGGAGATGTTTATAATCAGGAAAGATTGCAAGCACAGTTAGATGCCGCAGAAACAGAAGAAGAAAGACAAGCGGTTCAAAATACAATAGATAA